TCGCGAGGATGTAACATGGCTTCGATTCCTGTTACTATTGTCGGTGTTATGACTTACACCGGCCTTGAGGTCGGTGGCGGTCCCATGCCTGGTGGACCGAGTGTGATGCCACCGATCGCGCCTGGTGGTCCGCCACTCGGAACATGGGGTGGAGTTGCGCCCCCATATCCGGCGCATCCGATCGCACCGGGTGGTCCGCCACTCGGAACATGGGGTGGGGTTGCCCCACCGTATCCGGCACATCCGATTGCACCGGGTGGTCCCCCACTCGGAACATGGGGTGGGGTTGCCCCGCCGTATCCGGCTCATCCGATCGCACCGGGTGGTCCTCCACTCGGTATCTGGGGAGGCGGCAACGTGCCGATGCCGACGCCGCCGATCTATCTGCCGCCGGGAATTATTCCCGGTGTACCGGCGCATCCCATCGTAATCCCGCCGCCCGTGGCACCAGGAGTACCAACGCACCCGATTGTGTTGCCGCCAGAGCCCGAGAAGCCGCAGGTGCTGGAAAGTTGGGATGTGAAGACATACTGGAGCGCCGCGACCGGATGGGGAGTAGCGATTGTGCCGTCAGCGGAACATCCGGGCGCGCCGACACCGGCGTAATGTGCTAGCTTGGAATCTCCTGTTGAACTCGGGGCCCTTCTGTCCGTCGAAAGCAGGAGGGCCTTTTTTCATGGAGGGACAGATGGCGAAGAAATGGATTCAAAAAGCTGTTAACCCGGAGCACAAAGGTTACTGTACTCCGATGACGAAGCCAACCTGCACCCCGCGCCGCAAGGCGCTGGCGAAGCGCTTCAAGAGTGGCGATCTCAGCAAGAAGAAGTAGCATGAAACCAACCGTTAAGCAGATGGCCGAGCGGGTCGATGACGAGGGCGAGCTCACTTTCGTCATCACCGAGGACTCGAGCGGGCAGATCATCATTGACTTCGGTAAGCCGGTTCACTGGATCGCAATGCCGAGGAAGCAAGCGCAAGAATTCGCCCTTTTGATCCTGCGCAAGGCCGCGAATCGGGTGTTTTCGGTCGATATCCCGGATTGACAGGTAAGAATTTCTTAACGTATTTTCTGCGCCATCAACGGGTTGGACCCCTGCGGTGGACGCCGTACAAGCTGTTGAGGATATAGCTGCTCGCCTTGCCGACGAAGGCGTGCCGGTCGCCGCGATCGCGCGTGCCACCAACCTTTCCGCCAGCGAGATCTGGGAGCAGCTCTACGATGCCTGGTGGGAAGGCAAGCTGATCGGCCTGCCACGCAACGATTGGCCGCCGAACGTGCCGCGCGACATGCGGATCCCCGAGTTCGCCAAGGTCGCGGACATGAGTCGGGATCATCTGCTCAATGGGCTGGTCCGGGTGTTCGGGGTGACGCGCGCCGGTGCGCGGCTCTTGCTAGCTTTGATCGAGCGGCACGATGTATCAAATGACGATCTGCACCGTTTCACGCGGGCAGAGTACGATTACGAGATGGGTAGTTTTCCAGTTCACATCTGTGCGTTACGGCGCAAATTGAAGCCGTTTGGGCTCGAGATCGAGACGATTTGGCGTTACGGCAAGCAGATGAGCGCTGCGGATCGGCGTCGCGCGCTGGATTTGCTGATGGCGGACCTGGAGAAAGGGGATCTGCGCAAATCCACCAAATCTGCCTAGATTCACTGCGAATCACCCGATTTTCAGCCCGTAATCGATCAAATATGGCGCGAATCAGGTGGTCGTTTTCGATGTCAAAATCGGTGATGTACCAGCGCATTGTACCCGGCGATCTATGTCCAGCCGGCCGCGGTAATGACGGGACGGTCAGGTCGTTTTTGATACGGATTACTTCGTCTTAGAAGTTCTTGAACGATATTTCCATGCACGCACAATGCAATATATTGCAAACAGTCGCTTACGTGATCAAATCCTTCTTTCCCCATTTTTTCCGGGATCGGGCGTAGACCGCCGAGCTTGGTTCGGGTGTATCGGTATCCGCCGGACATGGCTCGAACGAGCCACGGGCATGTACGACGATTGATACAAAGGGCTGGGCCGGCGTTGATTTGTCGTCCCAATAGAGCTTCAACAGCACGCAGTCGGGTGTCAATATCATTGGTTGGCGCAGGAAAGGCGGCGAAGCCCAGACGACGGAGCGCATCGAAGGAAGTTTCTTCGGCAATCGTTCCGCGGGCAATACCTGCAGGATCGCCGACCACAATGGCGCGAGATCCGACGAATTTATTACTGTATAGACGGGGTCGGAGTGCTTCGTAACAGTGCTTCTCGAGACCGATGTTCGTCGCCGGGATTTCTTCATGGATGAGCAGCCTTCCGGTATGGTCGAGTTGTCCGATCAATGACCATGGATTACGCCCGAAGTCTTGCCCAACAATGAGCGGATAGCCAGGGATGACGAAGGTGTCATCCACAACATGGAAGGTAGGTTTGAATGTCGCGCGGAAAACCGCCTCGCCACTCGGGTCATCGCCGTACATCGCAAACACGTACCGCTTTATCCACGGGTGATCTGCGGGGTACTGTTGCAGAAATCGTTCGTAGTATTTGCGACCCTGCGCTATCCGAAGCTGATTATCTTCGGCTAGTTTCTTTGTTTCTTCCGTTTGTACGAGGTGACAGAGGTTCTCGGCTTCCGGTGCCATCCCCGAGGGTTGAATGAAGATCTGCCAGTCGGGTGGCGGCTCGGTCATCAGTTTGTGCCAGTCACTGAGCTCGACGGGCATGTTCGTATCTGAAATGAAACCATACCAACTTGGTACACCGCGGTTGCCTGATGGGTAGCGACCGAGACGACCAGTGATCGGCGCGATGATGTCGACGTTCGATTCTATGGCTTCATTAACCCATGCTCCGGTGAGTTGCGACGACAGGAGTCTTGCCTGATCGGCGGCTTCCTCGAGCGGGATGAAGAGCCATTCGGATCGCACATCCTCGAATTCGAGGAAGTAGGTGGACTTGGATTCCTGCCATTCGCCCAGGCCAACCAGCCAGTTCTGGATATCCTTTAAAATCGTGTCCTTCATTTGTTTCAATGTTTGGCGGATGAAGGCGAAGCGGGTGTAACGCAGACCATCCGGCGCCTTGGCTTGTTGCGTCGCCCTTCTGAAGACTTCCATGAGGCACGCGGTTGTCTTCCCGCTGCCGACAGGGCCGGCGCACACTCTGCCGAACGCATCCGACTTCATGAATTTTGCCAGCGTCGGCGGGGCGTCGTAGTTTATGTGTCTAATTCCCATCGACGTTGAATCCCTCGACGGCTTTGGGCGTGATGTCGATCGGTTCGACCGGTTTTACTTGTTTGTCGAACTTCAGTTTTTCGTCGGCGCCGAGATTGATCGTAATTACGACTCGATCCGAGTCACTTTCCGCTCGCTCCTTCTCGCCGACGCCAGCAACTTTGGCCAGAAGCCGCGCCGCGTCGGTGCGAGCGTTGAGCGGCTGCTTTTCGTCGAGTGCGCCTTTTGCGATCTCGGGAAGCACCTTTTCGGTGAGTGCCATCGCACCCATCCTGCAGCGCTGCTCGCTGTTCATCGGCCGGTTCCATTCGAGAACGGCGTTTGCGAGCGCCTTCTTGAAAAATTCGTTCTGCTCGAGCTCGTAATATTCGTGTTCGTTGATGCCGTAGTCGCGGAGTACAAGTTCGGTGTCCTTGTATCGTTTTGCCAAATCGTTAGCGAGTTGGATGAGCTTGCCGGGTTCGAGGATGACTTTTTGGGGCGCGAGCGTGAGTTTAGCCATTGGAGGTTCTCCTTATGGCAGCATAACAAATTTTAAACGTTCCTGCGATCTAATCGGGGTATGGCAAATGGAAATGGTGCAAGCCTAGGTCAGCAGGGCGTTATTGGGTACGTCCCGCCGGACGTTCTTGAGGCGCAACTCGAGAGAGAAAAGGCGGCGAAAGCGCTGACGTATCAGCCGCAGCAGCCCTCGGTGCCGCAGCTCGTGGGTTATGTCAAAAGTCAATTCGAGATTTTCCGCAATCACAGGAACACCTCGGCCGGCTGGTCCAACCGGATGATCGAGGCGTTGCGGGTCTATAACGGCCAATACAATCCCACAAAATTCAAGGAGGTGGTGAAGTTCGGAGGATCCCAGGTTTACGCTAGACTGACCGCACAAAAATGTCGCGCAGCAGCGTCGCTCCTGCGCGACATCTATCTTGGGCCGGACCGGTCGTGGAAGATCCGGCCGCCGTCGTGGATCGATATCCCGCCGCAGATCATTCAGAAGATCGATCAGCTCATCCAGCAAGAAGCGCAGATGGTTGGGGAGACCCTCGGCCAGCCGCCCTCGCCGGACGATCTAATGGATCGCCGCCGCGGCTTGCTGCAGTCAGCCGAGCAAGCGGCGCGAAAGAAGGCCGAGGAGCAGACCCAAACATCCGAGGATAAGGTTGAGGAGATTCTACGCGAGGGCGGATTCTACGATGCAGTCGCTGAGTTTCTTGTCGACTTACCGATCTTCCCGTTTGCTTGCATCAAGGGTCCAGTTGTTCGCGTCAAACCGAAGGTCATATGGCCGCCTACTGGCGGGCGACCGATCATCATTCAGCAGCCGATGCTGACGTGGGAGCGAGTCGCGCCTTTCGATCTCTGGTGGACACCGGGGGTGGGCGATATCCAGGCCGCTGCTGTGATCGAGAAGTCACGGATTACGCGGGCCGATCTCAACGATTGTCTTGATATCCCCGGCTTCGATCACGATGAGGTGCGGGCCGTACTCCAGGAATTCGGTCGCGGTGGGCTCTACGATAATTGGGATACTACAGATGCTGAGCGGGCCGTGCTCGAAAGTCGCGAGAATCCAGCATGGAATCGTTCTCAGCTGATCTCGCAGATGGAGTATAATGGCAACGTTCTTGGCGAGGTTTTGCTCGAGCATGATGTTCAAGGGATCGATGATCCACTTCGTGACTATCGTGTGCAGGCATGGTGCATCGGAAGTCACGTTATCAAAATCATTCTCAATCCCAGCCCAC